CCTTTGTGTGGTCAATAAAATCGTCTAATTGTGTTTCTGTCTTAATAATAAGACCGCCCTCGCCATCTGCGTAGGCTGTTTTTACTACTCCGTTTACTACACCTAAGTTACCTCGTTTGCCGAGTTCTGACATAAAGACTCCTAGAAAGGGGGCAGGTTTTGCCCACCCCCTATTCTACAACTTATCTACTATTTATCAAGATAAGTCGAAAGCACCACCATGAGCAGCTTCATTGCGAACTTCGAGGGTCAATTCAGCCAAGATTTGTTTCTTGTCTGCATCGCCTACTTTAGCAATGTCGTTGGTTTGGAATGGTCGCAGATATGCTAATGCTGCATATTCTGGATCAAGGATCAACGCATCACGAGTACGCATAAAGCGATTAGGAACGATCTGCAATACACCAAAGTCTGACTGATATAAATCAGCACCGGCTAGGATGGTTGCTTGACCACTCGTAGGCACTTGGTAACGCTGTGCAGCCAAACCAGTAAAGCCTGATACAACTTGCTTTTGTGCAGGGCTAACAAACAATGCTGATGGTGTACCACCGCTTGCAAACACTTTAGCGATAACATCTTTGAGGATGGTCTCAGTAAATGCACGAGTTGTACCATCTGTACGAGTAGAGACACCAAGGGTTGTTGGGTCTACACCAGTAAGTGAAGTACCATTCTTGCTTGTGTTGGTCTTGATATAAGACAGGAGTGAACCTAACTTACGAGCAGACGAACCAGACGATCCTGCTGTCTGACCTTGGTTTGCTGTAATGATGGTCTCGATGTCGCGCTTGATCTCAGCAGATGCTTTAGCCAACTGGTAAGCCATCTCAGACTTACGACCAGCGAGGTCAGAAGCCAAGAGAGTACCAGAAACCATAACAGTCTTACCTACGATCTGTGTCAAGTTTGCGAGACGGGTTGTTGGGGTAATAGTACCCTCAGAAGCACTTGCGCCTTCAACTAATGCGTTGGCTGTGGTTGCTGCTGCGAGACTATCAGTTTGCCATTCATGCGTAACCGATGTTGCTTTGGTTTTGCCAATGGTTGACATAATTGGGGTGTCGGTAGGGCTGATGTCATAGATAACATCTGTTAAGTCCTCACGCGCACCAATAGCGGTGTAGCGATCATATGCTGCCATGATTAAATTCCTTTATAAAAATCGTTCAAATAAACGAGCCGCATCTTTTTTGTTGCCAGATTGGCGTAATGCTGCTCTATCTTTTTTTGCTGTTTCATTCTCGGAACTCTGCGGATTAGAAGTTCCTGGTCGAATCGTCTTAGGAGCATTGGCTACTTTCTTAGAAGTAACACCTTTGCCTGCCATCAACTTATCGTACTGTGCTGCTTTATAGAGGGCTAGTACAGCGCGACTATCGTAAACCTGAGACAACTCTTGATCGGTAAATCCTTGAGCTTTAGCATAATTGCGTATGTCTCTACGGATTACTTCGGCTTTCACATCGTCTTTAAACTCTGGGATAGCCTCTACAAGTTTTGCCTGCTCTGCTTGGATATGCTTTTGCAACTGTGTTTGAGTGTAGGACTGCTGTTCTTGTTGAACTCGCTGTCTTTCCATCTGCACCGCTTGCAACTGCTTATCTCTTTCCATCTTCTCTCCCATTGCAACTGCGTAAGCAATCGGATCTTCTGCCTTGAGTGATGCTAAGTCTTGGCTTTGATCTTGTTGCTGTAACAATTGTTCAATGACTTGGAGTCGTTGGGCATATGTTTCTCTAGTCTTTGCTGCTTCATCAATCTTTACTCGATCAGCCTCTACAGCCTTTCGTTGTTCCGCTAAAGATTGAGTTTTCTTCTGATAATCGGCAGTCCTACTGTAACCATTCAAAAGCTCATCAAGGCTAACTTCCACTTCTTCACCAGAGACTTTAACTCGGTATTTAGGGAGTTCCTCTACTTCTTCTTCTTGGCTTTCAGCTTCTTCTGCACTTACATCTTGCTCCTCGGACTCGGCAGAATACTCTGCCTCACTAGGTTCTGGTTGGGCTTTCGCCTCCTCCGCTTGTGGTTCAAGAAAAGACATAAATGCATTAGCTGCACCTGATACAGAATTGTCTACACTCCCTTGTGGGTTGGTGTTTTCACTCATTTTCGACCTCTATGGTTGTTAAAAAACCTTGACTCGCTTCTTTTCAATTTCGCCATTGTGTGCGATTGATTGAATAGATGCTTCAAATTCTTCTAGTGCCTTTAGTTTGACTAAGGCTCTTTCTCTACCTTCTACATCATGCTCGGCAGAACTAAAGATATACGACTTGAATGTGTCTTTCTGAGTCTGTAATAACTCTTGGAAAAACTCATCGCCTAATAATGTTTTAGCTCTGTCGGTTGTATTCATCCAGGTATCCTGACATCACCTGTTAATTTAGCACCGACTTGTGCTGCTTTTAACTGAGCCTCTGCTTGGAACTCTGCTGTTTTGAGTTCTAGGTTAGCTGCTGCCTTCTCTCTTTCGAGTTGGATAGAGGCTTGTGCTTTAGCCTTGGCAATCTCAATCTCGTTGATTGCTTTGGCTCTGTCTGTTTCAATCTGTGCCTGTGCCTGTTGCATCATCATGTCTAACGCAGGGTTAGGCTGTTGTTGTGGTGGCTGTGGCTGAGACAACTGTTGGTCTAGCTCTGGTGGAATCTCTTTAAAGAACTCCATTGAGTCTTTGTACCCTGCTGCCTCGATAAACTTACCAAGTGTGTTGCGATACTGACCCACGCTGACTAAAGGATTAGCAAAGCCTTGAGTCTGTAGAATCTGCTCTTGTTTCTGCATAACCATTGCTGCCATCGCCATCTTCTGATCTTGGCTACCTGTGCCTAGACCGACATTGACTGTTACATCGTAGTTGTTTTTCCACTCTCTTGGGTCGATAGAGACATACTTGCCTCGTAAACGAATAACCCTTGGCTTGTCCTGATACTTTAGGATCAAGTGGAATATGCCTGCGAATAAGTCTTTTACACCTGTATCGGCAAAGATTCTAGCAATCATCTCTATACGACCAGAGCCTGCTTGTTGCATTGCTGCAATCGCTGTGGCTGTGGTGTTTTGTAGAATGTTAGGATCTATGCCTTGGCTTGTAGAAGTAACGCCTGAACGCTTCTGCAATACCTGATCCATGTAATCTAGCATTGGGAACGACTGTGATGCTGTTGCCGGTACAGATAATGGCTGAACCGCACCTTGAGACTTAATCCGAACTACACCGCCTGGTGATGTGGTTAGTAGGTCATCTAGGTTTACTTGTCCATCTAGGGCTGTAACCCTAGGCATATTGGTTAGGTACAGGTTATCTAGGATCTGACGAGTAATCGTAGACTTGATAAGCTGTATGTCCATTGCTCTGTCGGCTAGACTTTGACCAAAGAACTTGTGTGGCATAGGAATAGGGCAGATGCTTGCAAAGGGAATATGATCTATTTCCTCATTATCAATAATCTGATCGCCTGCATAGACTACCTTGCGGAGTTCTGCAATCCCATCACCATCAAAGTCGGTACGAATATAGCACTCGAACAACTCTACTTCTTGCATCGTAAAGTCTAGGCTTTGTGTTTCGTCTGGCATCTCGCCTGCGCTGTACCTTGCTACTCTTTCAGGAGTATAAGTAAGGTCGTTATACGCTGGCATCTTGTCCACTTGCTTTTGTGGATAGCCCATAGCGATTAAGTCTGAACGAGTCTTGACTGTGCGATGTGCGACAAATCGTGCGTTCTTGATGCTCTTATCGCGCTTGGCGATTAAGAACTCCTCTGGTGGCACACTTCTGCGTTCAGACCTTTGTATTCTTCTTTGGTAGGATCTTCGCTATCCTCCCACCAATATTTAACGATTCCGTTCTTCTGTAGAAGTGCATCCTTCATCCAGTTATGTAGGATGATGACACCATCGTTATCGCTAAAGAACACATAGTTCGTAAGTTCGGTAGCTTGCTTGGCGAACTCCTCGTCTCCTGGCATCCTTGGCTCGAACCGACCTAATTCGTCTGATCCAGCAAAGATACGCATTAACTGAGGTAAAGCACCATCTACGACCTCGGCTACTTCGCCTGTTACGATCTTAGAACGACCATCTACCTCGTTGCCATACTCGTAACGATTGTAGTAGTTGATCGCCTTTGTGCGTTGCTCTACTGTTTCGGTCTCTACATAGCCGATAGCATCATCTATCTCTGCTTCGAGAATGACCTTTAGTTTCTGTTCATCCATTTATACGATCCATGAAGTTTTTACTGTTATCGGTTGCGACCAAGTAGTGTTTTGTTCCATTCCTAATGCTAAATAACGAAAACTGTCGCTGCCATGACTTGCCCAATCGTGCATTGGCTTGTCAAAAAAGACATTACGCTTTTCATCATAATCGCGCCTATAGTTCCTAAGACAGTCTAGCCCTTGCTTTACCTGTGGCATATTGAACCAACATCTCGGTAGTAGTCTACGAACTGCCTGAATACCATCATCTACAGAAAGTCTTGGCAGAACCCGAACATCTAGTCCAGCTTCTCTCAACACTTCCAATCTGCTCTTGCCTGTGCCTAGTTCTCTTACTTCTACATCGTGTGGTAGGAGTTGCTCTGCTTTCTCCCACTTGTTATCTTTTAGCCAGTTGACATACCAATCGAGTCCTTGACCATGATTCTCTACATAGTCTAGTAGTCTTACTTCTTGTCCTGTTGCTTGTGCCACCCACAACGCTGTGCTATCACCCATACCCAAATCCCAAGCCACATAAGTTCTACAGAGATCATCTCTCGTAATGTCGCAAAGTCTACCTTTTTCTTCGAGGTCGTTGATGAGTTTGCCATAGTAACTTCCCTCTACTGCTGCGTTAAAACTACACTCGAACTCTTGGTTGTACTTGTCCTCGCCCATCTCTTTCTTGGCAGACCATAATTCATCTAAGTCTATTAGCTCTGTTTCGCTTGCCTTAAACTGTAGTGCTGCCCATCCTTCTTCTTTACCTGCTCTGTCGAACAAGTCCTTGAAGTGGTTATTGCCCTTGGGTGTGCCAATAAACAGACAAAACCCTTTTCTGTCTGCCAAACTAGGTCTCAGGATCTCGTTCCATATTTTTGGGTTCTGATCGCCTATCTCATCTAAAACTGATCCGTCAAAATATTGACCTCTGAGTGAGTCTGGGTTGTCTGATCCGTATAACTGTATTCGTCTACCAAAGAAGTCTACTCTTAACTCCGCTATATTAGCTGTAGCATCCAATGGTCTTACAAAGTTTGTAAGGTAATCCCAAGCTACTCTCTTAGCCTGACTATATGTCGGTGCTATATACGCATACCTAGGATTAGGCTTGTCGTTTTCCATCGCTGCTTTGATTAGCGCGTTCAGAGCTTGGACTGTCTTACCCATTCGCCTGTGTGCCACTACCACTACAAAGCGATTTTTATCCATCGCCTCATGTATCTGTAACTGTGGTTCTCTTGGCTTGTAAGGGATGATTACTCTTTTTACTTCGTCATCTGCGTACTCTACTTCTCCCAAGCGACCACCATCTTAAAGATTCCACCTTCTGCATTGCTTAGTTCGGTAGTGTTAACAGGCTTACCATCTATCCTGTCCATGACTTCCTTGATTGC